CGCCCCCACCAGCACCCCCGCGTGCACGCTCGCGCACACCAGGCAATCCAGCACGCCATGGCGCGAGCGGATCGCCGCCCGCGCCACCTCCCGCACCGCCGCCCCCGGCCCCGTCTCCTTCGCCACCACGATCGCCGCGACGCCCACCGCCGCCAGCCCGTGCAGCAGCGTCGGCGCCGCGCCCCCGCCGACCAGCAGCCACTCCAGACGCCCCATCCACTCAGACATCGCGCCACCCCCCGCAGCACCCGCCGCCCTTCTTCTTCGCGTTCCCCTTCCCGCTCCCCTTCCCCTGGCGCCGCTCGGCCATGAGCTTCGCGCTCTGCGCCGCTGTCGGCGCCACCACCGGCCCTACCACCGGCGACGCCGCGGGCGCGCACTCGGCGAGGTTGAGCGTCTCGACCAGCGTGTCGTAGTTGAGCTCGAAGCGCGGCACGCCCCCGACGGTCGCCCCGGAGACGATCGCCCCGTCCGAGCGCGTCCGCAGCCGCGAGAGGCACGGCGACGTCGCCTCCACCGCCGTCAGCCTCGCCCCCACGGACGTCTGCCACGTCCCGTCGGAGACGCCCAGCACCGAAAGCGAGGAGAACGCGGGGTTGTAGGCGCCCGTGGAGGTGTCGTAGCTGAATCGCACGATCACGAGCATCCGCTGCGGGCTGGGGAAGCCCGAGACCAGCCCGCGCCGCTTCGTCAGGTCGGTTTCCCACGCCCAGATCAGGCCGACCACCCGCGCGTCGGGCGACGCGTCCGGCGCCACCGTCAGCCGCTCGCGCCCCAGCACGGTGAAGATGCCCGTCGCGTCGATCCCCACCAGGTGGCTCTCGCGCTCGGCCGCCGGGTGCGGCCCGGTCGGCGGCAGGCAGGGGTCGGTCTCGTGGACCTCCGTCCCCCGCCGCTGCGTCCACGGCGCGGGGTCGGCGAAGCCGAATCCGCCCGTCCCCGGGATCGGCTTGTTCTGGACCGCGTAGCTCACGGCCGGGTCGTCGGCGTCGGGCGCCAGCGCGAGCGTGATCGCCTGCGTCGGCAGCATGGTGGTCTGGTAGACGATGTCCTGGTCGTCGTCGCGCTTGGAGCACACCAGCGAGCCGCCAGCGCAGCACTCCGACACGTCCGCGCCCGAGCAGCCTTGGACCACGATGATGTCGTGTTGCGGGCACTGGTGCAGGAGCGGGTATTCCGGCCCCGGCCCCGGCTCCGAGACCCTGCCCTCGAACCTCACGAGCGCGGAAAGGAACTGCCTCTCGACAACCGACTGGATCGAAGAGTTGAAGATCGCCCCCGGCGTGTCGAAGACGCGCTGGCGGGTGCTGCGCATAGAAAGGTCGAAGGTGTACCGCTTGCCCCCCCAGTAGCCCGGATCGGAGTCCTCGCTGTACTGGAGGTCACACCACCCGTTGATGGAGACATCATCCGCGCCGATCATGGTGGGGTAGCTGTAGTTCGTCAGGCCGCGCCGGATCTGCACGCCGTGCGCCGCGCCGGGGTGATAGGTCGCGGTGTTCACCAGGTCCGCGCGCTGGCTGGAGAGCCCGCCGGGGAGGAGGTCGGCGAGCGGCGCGATGCTCCACACGATGTCTTCGCCGATCCCGATGGAACCGCCGGGGACTCCGTACTCTGTGGGCTGGCACGAGCCCGCGATCCCGCCGCCGGGGTTGTACATGACGAGCCCGTTGGCGTCGTCGCACGGGCACCCGGCGTAGAACGTGAGCGCGCCCAGGCTCTTGAGGAACGGCTCAACGCCCCCGGACGATGAGCCCGTGGCGAGGAGCTCCGCCGCGAGCGTGAGCTGGATCGGGCTGACCGCGCCATACCCGGTGAGAACGCGATACCCGTAGGTCGTCGGGAGCCCGCGGTACATCTGGAGATCGGATCTCCCGGGGTGGACGTCCGCCGCGACGCTGAGCGATTCGGTGGCGTCGTACGGGGTCACGTTCTCGTCGATGTTGCACCCGGTGAACTGCCCGCACCCGGTGTCGAGGCGCGTGTGCCCAACGAGAAAGGTGTTCGTGAGACCGTGGGCCGACGCCGATACCGTGGCCGCGGGGAGAGGCTGCCCGCTGCCGTCTTGAAGCTGGAACTCGTAGGTCCACCCGAAGAGGACCGAAGTAAGACGCCCCTCGAAGGTCGAGGCGAGCGAGGCCAGCTCGCCCGGCCCGCTGAGCGCGTAGCCCGGCGGGCAGCACCCTCCGGCCCCACAGCATCGCCTGCAACCGCTCAAGATCCGCACTCCCCGTCGGTCTGGACCGCGGAGGAAAAGAAGAAGAACGGGTCGCCGCCGACGTCGTAGGGCCCCTCGATCGCCTCGATGAGCTCGCCGGGCGGGACGTGCGCAAAGTTGGTCCCTGTGAGGTTCGCCAGGTCGACGCCCGAGCTCTGCGCGCCCGTGTCGTCGTTGAACTCCTCGCGCCGGTTCTTCGCCATGACGGTCACGGCGCCGTCGGCCCACACCCCGTCCTCGCCGCGGGCGCCGATGGTCGCCGAGTACGCCCACCGGTTGTCGCCGGCCTTGGTCGGCGTGTGTATCCGCGCCTCGACGCGGGTGGTGGCGCGCGGCCCGAGGTGGACCACGGCGTCGACGACGCCGCTGGCCCCGTCTGAGGCGAGGATGAACGCCCCGCCCGACGTGCTGGCCTGGAGCTTGGCGAAGTCGCCCGCGATCGGGTGGGCGCGCGGGAGCGGGCCGAAGGCGCCGAAGTCCACCTTCGTGCGCACGGCCCCGGCGATCCTGACCTTGCCCACCCTGCCGTCGGGGATGGGCTCGGTCGCGACGCCGAAAAACCCGTTCTTTGTCGGGGTAACGCCGTCGAACGCGATGCGTCGCAGGTGGGCGTCGCCCTCGAGATCGCCGATCTTGAAGGCCGAGCACTGGAACCCCAGCACCCCGAATCGAGAGACGTCCGACCCCGAGTTGTTAAACGTGAGGAAGACGTCGGCCGGGAGCGTGGCCCGATACCCGAGCTGCGACTGGAGGCGATCGACGTCCTGCACAGCGTCAACGATCTGGTTGAACCCGCGGGCCCCGATCGAGGCGATCGCCTCGCCCGAACGCACCTTCCGCAATCCTCGGCTCTGCCCGGCCATCCGTCACCCTCCGTTTACGGCGTCAGCAGCGAGAAGTCGCCCGGGTCAAAGATGCGCTCGACGTTCGCCTGCACGACCTCCGGCGCCAGCGGGGTGTCGGCGTCGGGCGCCGTCGGCTTCGAGTGCGTCCAGAGATGCGCGTGCCCGGGCTTGGAGGGGACGGTGATGCCGTTGCCCACGGCGATGCTCGCGCCGCTGGGGCTGACAAGAAACTCCTGCTCGATCTCGACGTTGCCGTCGCCGCGCGGGCGCGTGCGCAGGCCCTGGAACCGGACGGTCCCGATCGCCCAGCCCTTAAAAAGCGCGTTGTTTGTGTGGTCGTAGAGGTTCAGCGCCTGCAGCATGTACGCCGCGTCAACGCTGCTGGCGGCCGCGACGATGCGGCGGCTCATGCGGAGCTCCGGGGAGCTGATCTCGACGCCCTGGACCTCCATGCCGTCGCCGGTGTTCACGACGTTGATCGCGTTCTTGAAGTCGATCGTCGGCTCGCCCGACGCCGGCGTCGCGCTGATCGTCTCGAGGCTGTGGGTGATCCGCTGGCTCCCCCCGCCCAGGTCATAGCGCACCTCGTCGGTCCCGGCCGGCTGAAACTCCTCGGGGCCCGCGTAGCCGTAGACCGCGCGCCCGCTCCAGTGCCCTCCCCCGTAGTTGCCCAGGCGCCTGACGCGCACGCGAAGGAGACCGAGCCCGGCGACGGTCTCCTCGCCGAGCGTGGTGATCTCGTCCCGGATGGCGGTGCGCGCCTCCTCCTCGGTGGCCGCGCCCATGACGGACCACGAGGTCTCGGCCTGCCCGTTGGAGCCGTCCTCGGATTCGATGTCACGATGGTTTTTCGTCGCCACGGCCGGCATCGGTCGTCTCCTAGCTGAACGTCACGAGGTTCTGAAGCGCGCCGAACCCGCGGGCGATGTCGCGCATCTCTTCGAGCATCCGCTCCGCGGCGCGGGCGGTCTTCTCTTCCGGCGTCACCCCGCGGCCCGATCCGAACCGCCGCGCCTCGGCGAGGCTGAACGTGCTCCGCACCTCTCCAGAGGCGCGGAGGGTCGACTTCTTCGATCCCGACAGCAGCGCCTCGAGCTCGGCGAGGATGCCTCCCCGCCCGGCGGTGAAGTCCTTGTCCGTCGCGTTCTTGACGCTCTGGGCGAGCATTTTCGCCTCGTCGGTCGACTTCTTGAGGTCCTCGCGGGCGGCGTTGAGAACCTCGGTGCGCTGCGCGAGCCTCTGCTCCTCGCCGGCGAAGATCGCCGCGGTCTGGATCTTCTGGTTCTCGTTGGCCTCGCGGATCTTGGCGGCGGCGGCGTTCTCGATCGCCTTCTGCCGCTTCTTCGACTCGCCCTCCTCGAAGCGGTTGAGGGCGTCGGCCTCCTCGCGGGTGTAGAAGCCGACCGCGACGCCGGCCTCCTGCACGAACTTGGTCGTGCCCGCGATCGCGCTCTCGATCGCCGAGTCGACGGTCGCCACCATCCGGGCGATGACGCGCGCGATCATGGCCGAGGCGTTGGTGATCGCGAGCACCATCGAGTTGGCGAGCTGGTCGGTGACGCCCAGCACCGCGTTGACGCCCTTGATCCAGACGACGCGGACGCCGTTCCACGCGATCTCCGCAGCGAGCGTGAGGTCGCCGCCCGAGAGCGCGTCGGCGATGCCGCCGAAGACCAGGACCGTGAAGTCCTTGAGCTCGACGAACCGCGCCTTGAGATACTCAAAGACGGTGGTCGCCTCGGCGAGCCACGCGACGAACGCCGTCCCCACCGCTGCCGACGCGACAACCACCACGGCCGCGAGCCCGCCGACGACGGTTCCGAGCGACGCGACGACCCCCAGCGCCGCGGTGACGACGGTCGACACCACGCCGATGACGGCGATGAACCCGCCGATGGCGGTCACCGCGAGCGCGAAGCCAAGCCCCACCACTAGGAGCGTCCCGCCCACCAGGACGAGCGCCCCCCCGAGGAGGACGATCGTGCGCACGAGGGTCGGGTTCTCTTTCGCCCACTTGCCGACGATCTCGGTGACCCCCGCGAAGAACCGGACGAGCCGCGTGGCGACGGGGAGCAGCGCCTCGCCGATCGCGCGGCGCGTCTCGAAGATGACGCCGTTGAGACGCTTGAGGCTGTTCTGGAAGCTCCCCTGCGTCCGCTCCGCGTCGCCGACGGCGCCCTGGCTGGTGAGCGATCGCATGATGATCGAGAGCCGCGCCGCGACCTTCTGCTGCTCGGTGGCCGAGCGGACGGTCTTGGCGAGCCCGAGGTCGAGAAGCTCCTGCTGGAGCGCCGCCTCCTTCGTGTTGACGCCGAAGCGGTCGAGGACCTCAGAGGAACCGGCCAGGGCGGAGATCATGCGCCGCTGCCCCTCGCCGTCGGAGAGGTTGTTGAAGCTGGCGAAGTCGAGCGAGAGCTGCTGGATCTCCTGCGCGAGCCCGCGGGCGACGTCGGGCGCGAAGCCGAGCCCCACGAAAAACGCCTGGTACTCGGCGAGCGATTCCTTGACCTTCGTGCTCGAGCGGCCGATGCGGTCGGCGAGGTCCTCGGCGAACCCAGCCGCCTGGCCGGCCTGTTTGCCGAAGGTCTGGTTGAACTTGTTGAGGATCTCCTCGGCGTCGCCGGCGGCCTTGAGCGCCGACCCGGCGATGAGCGACAGGGGCGTCGCGACGCCGACGCCGATGATCTTCCCCGCGGTGATGAACCCCGCGGCGGATCTGCGCAGCGTCCGCTGCGCCTTCTTGAGCTGCGTCGGCAGCTTGTCGTCGAGGTAGAGCTCGACGAACGCCCGCGCGGCCCGGATTCCCTTGGCGCCGACAGGCATCTAGAAGCCCCCGCTCACGACCGTTCGGATCTCTCTGGTCACGATGTTGTTTTTGAGCGCGACCTGGAGCGCTGGCTCCATGTACGCGCGCTGGCGGATCTTCACCTTCCGCGCCGAGTACTCGCGCTTCTTCACGCCCTTCTTGCGCCGGCGGCGCACGCGGACGTGGCCCCCGTGCTCGAGCACCGCGGGCACGGGGCTCTGCCCGATCGCCAGGGGGCCGATGACGAAGCTGTCGGTGAGCCGGTCGAACCCGAAGAGCATGAGGCGGCGCAGCGACCCCTCGTGCGAGTGCGGGGGCGTCCCGGGCGCCGAGGGCCCCTTGCGCTTGCGGATCGACTGCTTGGCGGTGCGGCGGATGTAGCCGGCGGACTTCGCCAGGGGGCGGAGCTGCTCGCGGCGCACCTTCCGCATGACCCGATCGGTGTCGAGGAAGTCGATGCGGAAGCGGGTCTGGAGTTTCAGGTTACGCCGCGCCACCCGTCTTCCTCTCTCGCTTGGCCTTCGCCTCGCGCGCCATGCGCTCGATCTCGGCGGCCGTGTAGCCCTTCTCTGGCGCACCGAGCAGCCCGGCGGCCCGGTCGGACGTGATCTCCTGCTTGCGGGGATCAGACGAGCGCAGCGGGTTGAACTGCTCCGGCGCGACGCTCTTTCCGCCAAGCGCCGACGCCACGAGCGCCATGAGCCCGGCGGTGCGGTCCCAGGCGTCCCGTCGGCGGGCGATGGTCATGGCCGCGAGCTCCCTCAGCGTGAAGGGTCGGGGGTCGATCCCGAGGATGCCGGCGCATTCCCAGACGAGTCGATCGACGACGACCGCGAAGCGCTCGCCTCCCTCTGGGCCGCGATCGTCTTCCTCGTCTCCGTCACCAGGTCCACCGAGCGGATCTTCGTCGCCGCGTCCTCCAGCTCCGCCTCCTCCACCTGGAAGCCCGCCTCCACCGTCCGGCTCAGCACCTCGCGGCGGTTCGCGTTCGGGCAAAAATTTACGATTGCGCGCACCAGCGCCTGCACGGCGCCGTTGAGAGCGTCGCCCCGCAGTCGTTTCATAAACGCGCGTTCGTCCACGACGCCCTTCTCGACCGCCTGGTCGTAGCACAGGATGTAGATCGCCCCCGCGGCCTTGCCGAGGTCGTTGGCGAAGGCGAGCAGCGCTGAGGGCTTCTCCCGGGTGACGCCGTCGTCGTCGGTGTACTCCTCGCCCTCGAGGAGATCGAAGACGTTGACCCCGAGGTCCTTCTTGATCTCCTCGTACTCGAGCACCGTCATCTCGAGCTTCCAGACGACGCCCTCCGAGTCGGTGAACTCGGCGACGGGGCAGGTGTACGCATCGGGGGCGACGGCCGGGGCGGGCGCGGTGGTCATGGCGGGCTCCTGGGAGGCGATTACGCGGGGATCTGGCGGGTGGGAGGCGTCGCGCTGGGCGCGGGCTGGAGCGACACGCTGATGTTCACGGCGCCGTTGATGGGTTGCGTCTCGCTGAAGTTGGTGATGACCGCGTCCATCACCGTGCCGCGCCCGGCGTCGTCGGTGGCGCCGCCGTCGAGGATCTTCACCCCGATCGGCGTGCTGTTGTCGTACGCGTTCTCGAAGGCCACGTACCCCGCGTTCTCGGGGTCGTAGCGGATCTCGAACGTGACCGTGGCGTCGTGCAGGCCCGGGACGTAGAACTTGAAGTCGCTCTCGCGCGTCGATTCCTCGGTCGTCTCGAACGATCGGTCGACCTGGAGATCGCCCTTGATGTTCGTCATCAGGACCCACCCGGCGGAGCCGGCGACGCCGTCGGTCTGGTACCAGAGCTTGCACTTGCGACCCAGTGTGTACGCGGGCATGTGTCCGCCTCCGATGCGGTGGGGCTACGAGAGCTCCCGGTAGGTGAGAGTGATCCGGCTGAAAAACAGGTCGTCGTCGCGCTGCTTCTCCTCGTAGACGACAACGACGCGGTCGACGGCGTCGATCTGCACGGTGTTCTCGGGGAAGCTGGGGAGGACGAACTCCTCGAGGTGCAGCGCCAGCGCCTCGGCGAGCTCGTCGACGCTCTCGGAGATCGTTTCCTTCTCCGCGTCGCTCCCGACGAGCTCCTGCTTGACGAAGACGGCGACGCGGTAGAGGCGTTCCGAGGCGTCGCGCGACTGGAACTCGCTCTCGGACTCGGCGGGGGCGACGTCGACGCTGATCGAGCCGACGGCCTGCCCCGGCGCGAGGCGCGGCTTCCATCGCTTCTGCGCGGTGAAGGCGTGGGGGAACGCGTCGTGCTGCGCGACGAGCTCGTCGACGACGCCCTGCGCGATGGTCCCGAGGGTGCTCGCCATCGTTACGCCTCCTCCCCGGGGTCGGTCACCGGCACGAGGGGAGAGGGCGTCTGATCGCTGATGAGCTTGCAGTGGACGCGCAGCATGGTCTCGTAGCCGTCGAGGTACTCGAAGCACGCGCGTCCGTCGGACGACGGTTTGACCGCCCACACGCGCTCGGCGCCGTGGACGGTCTGCGTGATGGTGTGACCTTCGTCGGGGAGGAAGTAGCGGTTATCGAGCACGAGGTCCTGACGGCGGAAGAGGAAGTCGCGCTCCGAAAAGAGCACGACCCCTCCCTCGCCGTCGTCCTGCTCGTACTCGGTCTTCCCGCGCACGGCGTCGATCTCGGCGGTGTTCGTCCCGTCGGAATAGACGACGGGCGACGACGCCGACCGGTGCAGCGCGTTCGCCAGGAACGTCGATCCTTGTGCGAGAAGATCCGCCATCGTCGCGTCCGTGCTCCGAGGGGTGGGGGTGAGTGGTTCAGTTGAAGACGTTGAGGTCGACGTAGACGTACTCGTCCGCCGACGCGGCGGCGTACATGGCGCGGCCGATGGCGAGGTTGCCCGAGGCGTCTTTGTTGACCTCGTCGTCGGCGAGGTCGAAGTACACCGAGTCGCCGGCGTCGATCACGAGCGGCGCGGCCTTGGGGAGCTTCGCGACGCCCTTGACGGTCATCGCGCCCAGCTCGCCGGCCTTGATGTCGGTGGAGGCGAGGCCGCCGATGGTGCCTTCAAAGACGAACTGACCCTCGACGACGTCCGCGTTGGGCGTGAAGTCGCGGGTGCGGCCTTCCTGGTAGAAGCTGCCGAGCATGTCTATCTCCTTCGCGTGCGGCTCGTGCGCCGCCGGGGGTGGGGTCTGGTGGGACGGTCAGCTCATGACCTCGTAGCCGCCGGTGGCGCTTCCGCCCACGCCGCGGGCTTCGATCTGTGTGATGGGGAACTGGTACGGGCCGAGCGCGAACGCCTCGCCCGGCTGGAGCCGCGCGTATGTCTCTTCCGGCGCGTTGGCGAGTCGGTAGTCGAGCGGGTTCGCTGAATCAGCCGCGCACGAGACGAGCACGCGCCGCGCTGGCACGCCGAGACCGGCGTCGACGTAGTCAAAGATCGTCGCGAAGGACGGCCCGACCGGGATGACCTGCTGGTTGTCGTGCATCGCTCGTCCTCGCGTTCGGCGCCGGGGACCACCCCCGGCGCTGGTGCAAACCGGCCCGCCCCGTTTCGGGGGAGGGTCGGGCCGGACGCGCCCGCCCGTGAGCGCTGTCCGGGTCGCGGGGCGGGGCCGCTGCTCCCCGCCCCGCGGTCGTTACGCCGCGCCCTTCATGAAGACCGCGCCGCGGTGGTCGACCTTGGCGACGCCGAAGTCCGAGTACGCGCGGAACTGGATGCCGAGCTTCTCGAAGCTCATCTCGCCCTGTTCGATGACCGGACCGCGCTGGCCGCGCAGGTACGCGATCTGGAAGACCGGGATGTCCATCGGGCTCGCGAGCAGGTACCAGCCCGTCGCGCTCGAGCCGGCGAGGGCCTGAGCGTTGAGGAAGGACGACGCGACGACGTCGAACTTCCCGGCGTGCGGGTTGCGGCGCATCTTGGTCGCGTTCTCGCCCGTGGTGACGGTGTCCGAGGTCATGTGGTTCTCGGCCTTCGTCTTGAGCGCGCTGGGAACCAGGAGGATCTTGCCCATCGTGTCGAGCGGGTCCCCGTCGGAGTCGACCTGGTCCATGAGCGTCTGCTCGGCGACGGTGAGCGAGTCGATGCCGAAGGCGGTGTTGGAGCCGGCGTGGTAGTTGTTGTTGTCGGCGTGGAAGAAGCTGCCGGCGTTGGCGAGGATGAGCTCGGCCAGGGCTCTGTTCTCCGCGACGCGGGCCTTGCGGCCGAACATCGCGGGGATGCGGAGGAAGGCGCCGAGGTCGTCGTCGATGAGCTGCTGACGGGTGACGCCCATCATGAGACCGCGGGTGTCGACCTTGTTCTCGTATTCCTCTTCCGACATCGTCGCGTGCTTGAGCTCGCCGTCGGGGCCGACGGGCTTGAACTCGCCGCCCGCGGTGACGCGGTAGGTCTTCATCACCTTGAAGTCGGGGTGATCGGTGACCTCGCAGATGCGGTCGGCGAGCCGCTCGCCGGCGGTGTACTGCGCGAGGAGCTTCTTGTTGGCGAGGTTGCTCAGGATGCCAGTGACCGACATCGTGCTCGCGCCGCTTGCCTCGAGCTGGCGCGTCGCGTGGAAGAACGCCTTGATGGTCTGGTCGTTCGGCCGCCCGCTCGGCATGCGCTCGCCGACGGCGGCGAGGGTCTCGCCCATGAGCCAGTGGAGCCCGATGCCGCGCAGCTCGGCGCCGTGGGCGGCGTGCAGCGCGTCCTCGCCGAACTCGGCCTCGAGGCTCTTGGCGGGGATGCCGTTTTGGAGGCACAGCGCCGCCTCGACCGCGCGGTCGGGGCGGGAGCTGGTGGTCGAGCGCACCGCGCTGACGGTCCCGCGGTCGGCGCGGACCATCTCGAGCTCGAAGGCGACGACGTCCGTACCCGCTTCGATCGCCTTCTCGGCGCGGTCGCCGGCGTCCTCGACGCCCTTGTGCTCCGCGGCGATGGCGTTGATGCGGTTGATGCGCTTGGTCTCGGCGGCCACCGCGCGGCGGGTCTCCTCGACCGCGGCCTGGACGTCGCTCGTCGCGCCCGCGGCGACGGGGGGCGTCGGGGCGGGCGCCGGCGTGCTCTGGGGCGCGGGAGCGCTGGAGGGAGCGGGGTCGGCGCCGCCCGACGCCGCGGCGACCTGGCGGGCCTGCGCCTGCTCGGCGTCGTACTCGGCCTTGAGCTGGTCGCGCTGGTGGTTCGAGAGGTTGTCGTAGTCGAGGCCCTTCGCCTTGACCCAATCCTTGAAAGGCATGTCAGAGCCTCCGTGTGCTGACGGTTCGTGCAGGAGCGACGCGGCGTAGCTGGCCGCGACGCGCGATGACGTGTTGGGGTCCGCCCCCAGCACGACGAACGAGATCTCTTTGAGCTCGAAGCGGCGGATGATGTCGCAGGGGCCCTTGACCTCGCGTCCGTTGACGTTCGTGGTCTCGCCGTCGAGGACGCTCTCGATGGTGCGCGTCTCGCCGCCGATCGACGCCTCGAACGGGAAGCCGTTGCGGGCGTCCTCCACCACGCTCTTGGCCATGTCGCTCGTGCCGCTCATCACGCCGGAAGCGGAGAGCTTCCCGCCTTCGATTCGCACGCTGGTGGTGTGCGCGAGCCGCTCGTAGACCATGTGCTGGAGCAGGATCGGCAGCGTCTCAGAGGCGAACGTGACGCCATCGAGATCGACGTAGAGCTCGACGTCCGACCACCACTGGCGGATCGGGCCGCCGGAGTACGCCTCCATCTCGAAGGTCGGGAGCTTCGTCCCCTCCGCGCCCTCGTCGGCGAGGCGCAGGTTGCAGGGCGTCGACACCGACTCGATGCGGTGCGACGCCTCGCGCACGGCGCTCTGGGCGTCGCAGCGGAGGTCGCGGCGTTCCTCGCGGATGCGGGGGGTGCGGCGCGTCATGCGGCGTCTCCCAAGAGATGCTCGCGCATGTAGTGGGCGAGCGCGGCGTTGGTCTCGGGGGAGCCCAGGACGCTCTGCATCGTGAGCCCGAGCTCCTCCATCGCGTCCTGCTCGGCCTTGCGCTGCTCGAGCACGCGGTACCAGTCGCGTCCGCTCTGCGCGCACACCTCGGCGAGCGTGGTGACGCCCGACTCGAGCGCGACCTTGTTGGCGCTGGCCTCTTTGAGCGGGTCGATGTGCTCGAACCCGTCCCAGTAGAAGCAGTGGCGGGGCAGGGTCTTCCCGAGCGCGGCCCGGGTCTGGTTCGTGAGGTACCCGGAAACGAGCACGGCCTCTTCGAGCCAGCGGCGGAAGATCCGCGAGAGGATGATCCGCTCGATGCGCTCGCGCTCGACCTCGAGCGCCTTGAGGTACATCTTGAAGTCGAGCCGGCCGGAGGCGAAGTTGTAGTCGCTGCTGTTGCCCGCGGCGATGTTCAGCGGCATGTTGAAGCAACGCGCCGCCTCGGCGATGTACCACAGCACGTTCTCGGCGTGGCTGGTGCCCGGGTGCTCGCCCTTGATCTGCGCGGGCTTGTAGCCCGCGGGGAGCGTGAGCATCGTGGCGGGGTCCCAGTCCATCTCCTCGAAGGGGTTGCCCGCCTCCGCGTCCTGCGTGATGTTCACGTCCTCGGTGTAGAGCGCGATGCCGATGCTGGCGGCGATCTCCGCGGCGGCCAGCGAGGCGTGGCGGTAGCGCTTGAACTGCGCGAGGATGCCCAGCGCCGGGGCGATCTCGGGGACGCCGCGGCTCTGCCCGGGCTGGTCGGCGCGGAAGTAGTGGATGACGTCCTTCGCCGGGACCGTCTTGCGGTCCTTCGCCGTGAGGCGCTGCCGGTCCCCCGGGTGCTCGGTGAGGATCTCGTAGCTGAGAGGGTTGTCGTGCTCATCGAAGAGGATGCCGTCGGCACGGCGTCGGTTGTCGGTGCGGGCGAGGCCCTCTCCCTCGTCGGTGACGCGCTCGGCGGGAACCAGGCGGATGTCGAGCTGGACAGGGTGCTCGAGGCGGGGGTTGGTCGCGAAGACGATGAACATCTCGCCCGAAGAGCACAGGCCCATGCGGGACGACGCGAGCGTATCGGTCAGACCGATCTGGCGGCAGTAGTCGCCATAGAGGTCCTCGACCTCCTGGGACTGCCCCCGGGTGAGGCGGTCGTCCTGCACCTGTAGGCGGGGACCGCGGCCGATGGTGTCGTTGACGAGGGTGCGGGCGATGCCGCTGGCGAAGGGGTCGTTGGCGATGACGAACCGCCCGCGGTTGCGGAGGTACGCGCGGGCCGTGGGGTTGGCGGCGACGTCGGGGGCGTACCCCATCGCCCGCTCCCAGTGCCGCTGGTTGATGCGGTCGGGGGCGGCGCCGTCGTAGAACTGAGCCAGGACCTCGCGGGCGACCGCCTTGTCGCTCATGAACGACCATCGCACCGAACGCCCGAGGCTCCTGGCGAAGCCGATGGGGTTCGTCGCGGCCTTCATGATGGGCGAGCGGCGGCGCCTCACGGCGTCGTGCTCCCCGAGGGGCGGAGCTTCGTCACGCGGAAGCCGCGGCCGTTGGACGTCGCCTGGTTCGCGTACTTGGCGAGGGCGATCTGATCCTTGATCGAGTGCTGGCGGACCTTCTGCCCGTCGACCTCCACCTCCGCCGGCTGGGCGGCGGACTCGGCGATCTGGTCGTCGATGGTGTCGGGGTCGAGGGGCATGAGCGCGTCCTTGCGCAGCCGAGGCGCGTCCGTTCGCTTCGGGGCGGCGTCCGTGTCGCCCCGCACCCTCGTCATACCCCGCGCACCGCCCCGATCTACGTTCGCGTCAGGCCCTCTCGCCAATCGCCCCTAGATGTAGGGGTAACTGCACGCCGCCCAGCCCCGTCACTCGCCCTGGACGCGCTCGGTGGTGGTGAAGCGGCGCCCGCAGTGACGGCACGTCCGGTAGCGGCGCGTCAGGCCGCCCGCGTACTTGCGGGTCTCGCGGACGGGGGCGTGCCCGCAGCCGCAGCTCGGGCAGCAGACGCCGACGGCCTCCTCGGCGGCGGGCTTCTTCTTCGATCGCTTGCCGATCACGCCGACCTCCTCGCCCCGCGCTTCATCGCGGCGAAGCTGACTGGTTTCTTCTTCTTCCTGACCTTCACCTCGCCCTCGCCGCCGAGCAGGCAGCCGGACATCGACGCCGCGACCGCGCAGCCGACGGCGCCGTCGAGGTAGTGGTTGTCGCGCGAGGGCAGGGCGTCCCACTCCTCGACCGTCAGGCCGTTGGCGCTGACGAGCGTCGCGTACTCCGCCGTGAGGTTCTCGGCGAACACGCGGTGCGTCTGCGTCCTCCCGCGCGGCGGGGCGAAGAGGCGCAGCGTCCCCGTCGCGCCCTCGGGGGCCAGCAGGCGCTCGCGCACCATGCCCTTCCAGTAATTCGCGTCGAAGCGGACGTGCCGCACCGCCCGCCCCGGCGAGCGCTGGGGCATCCGCCAGTGCGTGCCCCAGCTCTCGCCGCGCTTCTTCGCCGCCGACATGAAGCCCGGCTTCTTCGCCGTGACGCCCACGCCGTAGGAGGGCGTGACGCGCGACTCGAGCCCATGGTCCCTGATCCAGCGGTGGATCGTGTCGCGCGAGGGCTGGTAGCCCGCGTCGATGAGCATCTTGTCGATCGTCAGCACCGCCTTCTCGTCGGGGTCGTCCGCGACCGCCCACTTGCGGTCGAGCAGACGCTCTCGCAGGCGCTCGAGCCCCGCGTACCACGCCGCCTCGGCGCTCGCCTTCTTGATCGCCTCGCCCGCCGGGTCGAGGACGCGCGTGCTCAGGCCGCGCTTCTCGACGTCGGCGAGGGTGTAGTGCTCGCCGGGGGCGTCGGGCTCGGTCCCGTAGTCGATCACCCAGCCCGTGAACTCGCCGGTCCACGCGCACACCACCCACCAGAGCGAGTCGCCCTGGACGTCGACCATCGCCGTGAGCGTCGTCGCCTCCAGCGGCGCGACGCCGCGGGGGTAGGGCGAGACGAGGCCCATGACCGCCTCGGTCGTGATGTGCTTGACCCGCTGCTCGCCGAGGGGATCGCTGGGCTCGTTCTGCCGCTCGGCGGCGAACCCCTCGGGGTCGGCGAGCTTGAGCGTCATCGCGTGCTGGATGGCGCTGACGCAGCGGTTGTCGCCCTCCCGCGGATAGCGCTCCTCCCACGCGACCTCGGAGCCGGCGTCCATCGCTTTGCGGTTCTTGATGTAGAAGCGCGTCGCCTTCGCGAGGCCCTGCTCGGCCTCGATCCCCTCGCGCCGCAACTCGTCGTACCGGCGCCAGAGCGCCTCGATCCGCTTCGTCTCTTCGTCGTCGGCGCCGTGGGGGAAGGCGTACACCATCTTCATCCGCTCGCCGCGCCACTCGGGGTTGGCCTCGCGGTCGAGGAGCTGGTCGGCGAGGTCCTCCGGCGCGACGACGGTCACGGCCGCGAAGCCGGCGATCTTCCCCCCGGGCCCCGCCATGCCGAGGATCGACCGCTTGAGCGTGCGCATGCGCGAGGCGACCTGCGTGGGCGAGTGGGCGCTCTCGTCGGTCTGCGGGTCGTCGATGAGCACCAGGTCGGGGCGGACCGTCTCGCCGGTGGGGAGCTTCTCGCGCAGGCCGCGGATCGAGCCGGTGATGCCCGCGACGCGGATGATCGAGCCCGAGCACTCCGAGCCCGCGATCGAGGGGAGCACCGCCTTGTCGCCCTTCCACGAGATGTTCGTCGGCTTGCCGTTGCAGAGCTGGCCGGCGGCGCGCTGGGCGATGTTCTCGAGCTTGCGCACGGGGTGGCACGCGGCGGGGAAGTCCTCCCCGATGAGCTCGTTGTTCTCGATCTCGGACTTGAGCGACTCGATGATCGGGATGGCGTGGTCGTCTTTGGTCGCGGCGATGACGACCGCGAAGCGGCAGTGGCCGTAGAGGATGGCCCACAGGCACGCCGCCTCGCACAGCGACGTCTTGCCGCTGCCGCGGGGCATCGCGATCGCGAAGAGCTCGCCCTGGAGGATCGAGCGCTGCATCTTCTCGATGACGAGCAGGTGGTCCGCCGACCACCCGAGGTTGAACGTCTGGCTGTAGTAGACCTCGCAGAAGAGCTGGAAGTCGAAGCGGCACGACTCGCGCCGGTCGACGTTGAGGGCGGGCGGGATCCCGCCGATGTCGCGCCCGCTGCGCGACTGCTCGCGCTGCTCCTCGCCCATGCGGTCGCGGTGCCGCTCGTACGCGTCGCCCTTACGCGGATCGGGGGCGGCGCCGGGTGCGTTCCACGCCCCGCCGGCGGGCGGCTTGGGCTTCTTGGGCGCCTTCGGCTTCGCCTTGCGCGGCGTCGTCTTCTTGGCGGCGGCCTTCTTCCGGGTCGCTGCCTTCTTGCGCGCCGTCTTCTTGGCGGTCGTCTTGCGTGTCGCCTTCTTCGCCGCCGCCTTGCGGGTCGTCTTCTTGGTGCGCGCGCGCGACCGCGCCGCGGTTTTCTTCGCGGCGGGGCGCTTCTTCTTCGGGTCGGGGGCGGGCGGGGGCAGGGCGGGGTCTCCCCGGGGGAGTCTCAGCCGAGGAAGGCGTTTCGGTTCCTCCCGGGCGAGGGGTCGATGGCGGCGGTGGTGATCTCGTCGCTCGAGGCGACGAGCGAGTCGTTGCCCGCGGCGTCGGTGTGGACGACGTGCGCGTAGTGCCCCGTCGCGTCGGTCAGGCCCGCGAAGTGCGCGACGACCATCCCGTGCTCGATGCGCGTCTCGAAGGGCTCGATCGCGTCCGCGCCGGTGTGGTCGTCGCCCGCCTTGACCTGCGCCACGCTGGGGGCGTTGCTCGTGGTCGTCAGCACCGCGTAGACGGTCCCCCCCGCCTCCGTGGTCGGCGCGGCGACGGTGAGCGTGGTCCCCGCGACGGCGGCCGCGACGGGCGTGCCGACTTCCGGCGGCGTCTCGTCGGGATCGTCGGGGTCGTCGCCGGCGGCGTAGCTCTCGACGTAGCGCGCATACGCGCGGTTGTCGCCGTAGGCCGTGTCGTCGCCGGCGTCGCCCACGGTGGGCCCCGGGAGCTGATCGTTGGGCTGGCAGTTGAAGAAGAGCGTCTCGACCGTCTTGGCCGCCTCGTCGTTGGTGAGCACGACGCAGCCCATCGCGAACTTGCCGGGGTTGTCCGTCTGCGCGTCGGTGTTCCACGCCTGGGTGCCGCACTGGAGGACGCCGCGGCCGTCGTTGAGAGCCGGGTCCAGGAGCGCCGAGAAGGCGGGCTGGCCGGCGGGGCGCATCTCGACCGGGGCGCCCGTCGTCGCGCCCGCCGGGACCGGCGGCGCGGCGGCGAAGTCGAACTGGTCCAGCCGGCGCATCGAGGCCATGCACCCGGGGCCGCTGTTGACGCCGATGCTCTTGCTCGACCACCGCGTCCACTCGCCGACGTCGACGCCGTAGGGCATGCCGTCGACCTGAACGATGCTCACGTCGTAGAGGTGCGCGTGGCGGTCGCCCTCGATCTGGTGGTTGAGGACGATGAACCCGTTGGCGTCCATGCTCGCGCCCGCCGCGTAGAGCTCGTCGCGGAGCTGCTGGTGGGCGAAGGCGTTGTCGTCGTCGGCCATGATGGCGCCGATCGCGCCCTCGGCGATGACGCGGACGTAGGGCTTCTCGGTGGCCTCGAGCTTGGCGATGACCCACGCGAGCTGCTGGGCGCCCAGGAGCGTGCGGTCGGCGTTGGTCTCGCCGTCGGCGGGCACGGGCTCCTGGAACATCCGCGTGTCGATCAGGAGGGTGAGGGTGTCGTAGCTCTCGTACGAGCGGTAGTAGTGCCCGGCGGCGATGGCCGCGGCCCGGTCGCCGTAGTAGCCCATCTCGACGGCGCCGAGGTTGAGGAAGCCCTTGGCGCGGTAGCGGTTGTAGAAGCCGACGGCGCGGCGGGTGATCTCCGCGGAGGTCTCCCGATAGCACGGGTAGCCCGCGACGTTCCAGCCCCACCCGGAGGAGTTGCCCGCGGCGGTGAAGGTCGCGGCGGAGCGCTGGTTGGTCCAGACCTCTCCGTCCTCGGTGTTGGAGGTGCTGCCTCCGCCCTCCTGGTAGGTCATCACGACGTCGCCGCCGTCGGTCCCGAGGTACCACGCGGTGCGCCCGCTGATCGAGCCCACCATCGCGTCGCCGACCTGCCAGTCGCCCGCGAGCGCCGACTGGATCGCGACGATCTCCGAGTTGGGCGGGCGGTTGGCCCTCTCCCAGCGGGTCCCGTCGCGGAAGCCCCGGTGCGAGTTGTTGAGGCACGACGCCCCGCAGTGGTCGGAGTAGTGGAAGTAGTTGGGACGCGTGCCCCAGAGCTCCGAGACGTAGCGGTCGAAGCCCAGCGATCGCAGGGCGCCGAGGAACTGCGTCGCCGTCTCGGGCCCCCACGGGCTCGTCAGGCCGCCGACGCGCCCGTACTGCCCGGCGGCGACGTAGCCGTTGTCGCCGAGCCAGTGGTTGTCGGTCGTCCCGCGCACCACGGCGACGCGCGCCGCGAGGATCGGGTGCGAGATCCCCGTCGAGAGGCAGCAGGAGGTCGCCCACGTCTTGATCGTCGCGGGGGCGTTCTTGGGCGCCGGCGTGGGGAAGGAGCGGATGGGGAGGTCGACGACGTCGGCGGCGCCGTTGGGGTCGATCGTCAGGCGCACGCGGTAGTAGACCGTCTGCCCCCGGGCCAGCGGCGACGCCCCGCGGTGCTCGAAGAGGAGCACGTCCGTCCACGCGGGGACCGCCGGGTCGCTCTCGGGCTCGAGCGTCACGCTGCTGGCGCCTGCGACGCCGTCGGAGAGGTCGGGCTGGGCGCCGGTGATGATCTCGGCGCGGACCTCGGCCGCCCCGTGCTTGAACTCGCCGCCGGGCGCGACGACCGACAGCCCCGCGCGGAGCGTGCCGTCGTTGTCCTCGTGACAGTCGAGGAGCGTCGTTTCGATCTTCCGGAAGATGTTGAAATCAGCGGGGTCGAAGGCGAAGGGCGCGGCGGCGGAGCCCTTGACGTCGAGGCGGATGACGCGCGTGGTGACCGAGACGCCGGAGTAGTCGCCGACGCCCGACTTCTCGACGCCGCCGGCGGGCCCGCGCTGGCAGACCTTGCGGGTCGAGTTGTGCGTCACGTCGACCTGGGTGAGCCACGCGCCGTCGTGCCAGACGTCGACGCGGAAGGTCCCGTCGTTGGCCCCCGTCGACGCGGTGTACCAGACGCGCAGGTGCTTGGGCTGCATGGCCTGCGTCGACTGGTTCCAGAGGCGGACGTCGTCGGCGTCGCCGCCGCCCGGGGCGACGGGCGGGCCGAAGTCGCGCGTGTCCTCGAGCCACCAGCACCAGCCGCCGTTGCCGCGCTGGCCGAAGGCGTAGACCTCGTTCCCGTCCTTGTCGAGCTCGCGGAGGGCGATGCCGTAGTCGGTGTTGGTCGTCTGCGGGGTGTCGAGCCACGCGAACTCGACCCAGTACTCGGCGGTGTGGTGGTCGAACTCGTGATCGGGGCTGAGGTTCTCGACCTCGGGGTCCGTGTAGTGGATGTTCTGCTTGTCGCCGTTCTCGGCGTGCGTGTAGGCGCTCGCGAGCATCGAGCTGTGGCGCTCGGGCCCCGCCGCCGTGCCCGAGGGGACGACGCAGCGCATGCCAGACGGCGCGAGCCCGGTCCCGTGCCAGTCGCTCGAGCACGCGGCGAGGACGGGGTCGGTGGCGGTCCCCTCGGTGAAGACCTCGGGGTGCCAGTTGGTGTAGTCGGCCTCGTCGCCGTAGCTGAGCTGCGCGTCGATCGAGCAGAAGTGCTGGGCCACCGATCAGCCCTCCCCGCCGGCGCGCTCGCGTCCGCTGGCGATGTCGCGCAGGAGCCTCACTCGCTCGTCGCGGCGGACGCGCGGCTTGCTGAGCGCCGAGAGGACGGTCGTGAAGATGTTGGCGACGGCGAAGGCGATGACCGCGGTCCCGGCGCCGTCGATCTCGTACCCCGCGAGGCCGACGCCCGTGGGGAACCAGTGACGGAAGTACCCCGCCACCCGGTCCTTCGTCACGAGCGGGAGCAGCGCCTCGGCGGCGCGAGCGATGATGGAGTCGCGGTCCATGCGGTCCTCCCCGGCGTCGCCGGTGCGTGTGAAAAGCGCCCCCCGCCGTTCCCGGCGCGGGGCGCGTCGTCATTCGCTGGGCTCAGCGGATTCGTCGGGGTCGCCGGTTTCGTCGGGTTCGCCGGACTCGTCGGCGGCCTCGTTGCGGGCGATCGAGGCGTTCGCCCAGAGCACCGCCTCCTCCAGCTTCGTCATCGCCAGGGAGAGCTCGCGCGACGGCGGGCAGTGGGTGTTGAGCATGGACGCGAGGTCGCTCGCCGCCGACCGGATGTTGGTGTAGCGATGCTTCTGGTCGAAGCTCGGCGCGTGGTGCTTGAAGTTGCGGGCGCGGGTCTCCCGGGCCTGATCTGACTCTTCGTAGAGCTTGGGCATGTGGGCTCCTTCTGAACGGGTGCGTGTGAAAAGCACCCCCCGTCGTTCCCGACAGGGGGCGCGAACCCAAACCTCATTCACCCGAGGGGGCGGGAGCGGGCGGCAGCCCGTTGGGGTCGGCGGGCGTCTCGGGGAGGTCGATCTCGGGCGGGTCGAGCCCGCGCAGCAGGTCGGGGAGGATCGACAGCCCCTGCGTGCCCAGCGCCTGAAACGACTCGACGAGCCCGCGCACGGCGGGGCCCTCCACCTGCTCGACGTACGCGAGGTAGCCCTCGAGCGCCGCGGCGTCGAGCGACAGGGCGCGCTCGACGTACGCGCGGTAGCGGTCGGCGAGCTCGCTGACGACGGTCGAGCCGGTCGAGGCCCAGCGGTCGATGTGGATGACGTCGCCCGTCGCGAGCGCGATCTCGACGCCCTCGAGGACGCTGTCCTGGTCGTTGGCGTAGAGGAGCTCGGCCTCGCCGAGGCGCAGGTGCGTCCGCGTCTCGGGCGACTCGCCCAGCGACTCGATGCCGCGGTCGAGCGCCATCGACCCGACGTTGATCGGGCCGGCGGTGGTGATGGTCCAGGTGTCGAGCGCGATCGTCGCGTTGTTCTGGTCGAGGTTGGTCGAGCGGGCGCCGGAGGCGTCGGTCTCGGCGGCGGTGAGCGTCCCGCCGGACGTGCAGCCGACGAGCGTCAGCGTGGCGAGAGCGGCGGAGGCGAGGAGCGCGAGGGCGGGAGCGGGTCGTGTTCGCATGGGGGTCTCCTGGTGGGCGGGCGTCACGGGCTCGGGCCCGCGAGGCGCGCGAGGTCGTACGGCCGGTTCCCGTTCTGCGGGTCCGGCACGCGGATGGACGGGTTGAGGAGCTGGAAGCGGAGCGACCAGTCGGAGTGGTCCGATTTCGGCCAGCCGGAGTCGTTGGCGGCCTGGGCCTGGCTGGCGACGAGGTCGAGCACGCGCTCGAGCTGGAGCTTGAGCTCGCGGTTCTGTGACCGCATCTCCTGCTGGAAGAGCTCGGAATGATGCTGCTGCTGGGCCTGCTTCGCCTCGAGATCCCGTTGCCGGTCGGCCTGCGACCTCTCGAGGTTGTTTCCCCACGCCACGGCGCCCAGCAGGAACCCGACGAGCACGATGCCGATGCCGATCTCGACCCGCGTGCTGCGGGTGACAACCGATTCAGTCTCGACGCCGTCGCTCATCCGTGAGCCTCCGCGGGTCTCTCGATACGCGCGGGAGGCTAGAGCCCCCGCGGGGGCCCGTGGAGTTTGCGTCGGGTTCCGACAGTCCCGGCGCCTGCGCGCGCGACGGGCTCAGCGCCGCTCGGGGCGTGTGACGCGGCGGAGCTGCGCGGCCTGCGCGCGGCGTCGGCTGGCGCGCTCGATCGCTTCGAGGTCGCCCAGCGGCGGCGGGGTTTCGTCGCGGAGCGGCGCGTGGTCGCCCTCGCGTTCGGCGACGAGTTGGGCCTGCCGCGCGGGCTCGCCGTCGAGCGTCGACCGCCACGGATCCCCGGGCGCCAGGCGCGTCGGCTCGAAGCGCCGCAGCCACCCGACGCGCGTGACGAGGTCGCGCACCGCGGGGCTCCGGGCCCCCTCGACGACGACCGCGGCCCGCCCGCGGGGGATCTCGCGAACGATCACGCGCACGCCCCCGCGGAGCGTGTAGACGCCGGGGGCGACGACGATGGCCGGCGGGGCCGTCACGGCATCGGGCCCATCTCAGACGTCGGCGGCGGGATCGTGGACTCGTTGCGCGCCGCCTCGCTGAACTCGCAGTGGTAGAGCAGGAAGGCGAGAAAGGCGAAGGTCGCGAGTAGCTCGATCGCGTCCCCGATGGGCTTGAACGGCGACACCGCCGGCTGATCTTTCTGCGTTGAGCGACTCACCCTCCCTCCCCCCACGCCGCGAGGACGGTGGCGAGCTCGGGGTGGCCCACGCGGCCGTCGAAGGCGGCGAGGAGGATCTCGAGGTCGCGGACGTTCACGACGCCGTCGCCGTCGAGGTCGCGGGAGGGCGCGGGGGCGGGACCGTCGGCGGGGAGCGCCTCGGGCTCGCGGCTGGGGGCGACGCGGTAGGTCTGCACGCGCTCGAGCTCGATGACCATGCCCCGCTCGGGCTCGCGCGGCGGCTCGCCGGGGGGGAGCGCCCACGGGGTGACGCTGCACCACCCGGCGCGGACGAGCGCGCCGGAGTAGGTCGGGTGGCCGATCCCCGCGGCGGTGTGCGCGGGGGTGTCGACGACCATGAACACGACGCGGTCGAGCCGCTCCTCGATCAGCCGCGCGAGCTCCTCGCACGTCACATCGGGCAGCGGCGGCTCGAGGTACCCCTCCCGCGCCGGCTGGGCGAGGGCGGCGGAGGCGACGATGGCGGACGCGGCGGCGTGGAGTACGGTCTTCACGGCGCGCCCTCCAGCGTCTCGGGGTCGACGATGTCGTCCGCGGTGATCGTCCCCGTCCTCGACGGTCTGACGATCACGCTCACCCCCGTCTCGCGCATCAGCGTCCTGAGTTTCGCGGGGACCTCGCCCATCGCTGTCGCGAGATCGTCGAAGTCTCCATAGGAGACGAACGACCGGCCTTTCGGTTCCCCGTCGTCGACAACCTTCACTCGCGCCACCATGCGACCACCTCCCTCGTCGCGGAACACGACGTAGTCGATCCGGGGGGACTTGATAGCGAGCGTCGTCGCGACCAGGACCGGCGGCTTCTCTTCGGACGACGCTTTGAGTTGCCCGATCCGCTCCGCGTCGTCGACGACGTGGTCCGTGTCGTCGACGATCAGAAAGCCCGAGGTCTGCGCCTTGGCGCTCGCCTTCGGATCGACCCTGGTCCCAGTCGTCTTCGCCGTCTCCTCCCGCTCGCGCTGCTCGAGCAGCTTGACCGACGCCTCCGCCGCGCGCGCCGTCATCTCCTTGCAGCGGGCGATGGTCTCGGGGTCGCTGGTCATGCACGAGACGATCCCGCCGCGGTCCGCCCACTCGGCGAGGATCGGGTCGTCGATCTCGCGGTAGCCGCGGTTGCCGTCGGCGCGCTCGCGCCGCTCCTGGTGCCCCGTGACCCAGAGGTGCTGCTCGCGGGTGAGGAAGTCGAGGTGGTCGAGGTCGAGCCACCCGCGGTCGATCCCCCAGCGCACCTGCCGGAGCAGCGCCAGCCGCACCGGCGCGGTGTCGGCGCCGTCGGGGACGGAGGAGCGGCGCTCGTAGTCGGGCATGTACGTCCCGAGGCGCAGCGCGGGGCGTCGGTTGGCGGTAACGTAAAGATGGATGCTCGTGTTGATGATCCACTCAGCCGCCTCGGCGTGCTGCGCGGGCTCGCCCAGGCCGTCGAGGAACGCGAGGAAGCGGCGGCCGCGCCCGAGCAGAGCCGCCCAGTCCAAGATCTCTTTCATTGCGGTTGTTGCGTACACAACGTGAGAGCCCGACCAGCCCTCGAGCGGCTCGACCTTCCCCATCAGTCCACCGAGGTTGACGGACCACTCGACCTCGTCAGCGTAGTGCCCCGCCGCCCAGTCGATCGCCCGGATCTGCTTCTCGCTCAGGCGGTGCATGTGCTGGAGAGGGTTCTTCCCGCTCCAGTTCTCGGGCAGACCCGGCTGGTGGAGGCCGACGCGTTCGACGCCCTCATCGAGCAGCTCGCCGACGCGCTCTTCGAGCCATCCGGAGGGGTCGTCGCCCCGCCAGGCGTCCGACTGGCCGGTGTTGATGTAGACGATGGGCCGGCGGTCGACGACCTCCGCGGGCGTGACCCCGCGCAGCGTGAGCCCAGCGTGTGTGGTCGTGGTGGTCATAGCTCTCCGATCTCCACTTCTTCGGGGTCTAGGAATCTCTCGCCATCGAAGTACGGGAAGCACGCCGAGCAGCACCACTGGCTGCGCGGGATGCTGACGCCGCAGTTCTCGCATTCGTTCATGTCTGCACGCACCTCGGTACTACAGGATCGGCAGAGCGCGATGCACCCCCGATCGCTCCGGCGTCCGCAGTCGGCGCAGTGGACAACTCTCGTCGGCATCCTTCGTTTCTCCTGTCGTTGACGATGAGGACCTCGCTCGCGCCGGCGCCCTCGCTGCCGGCGGTCGCGTTGGAGAGGTTTTTGTTCTTCTGGAAGCCGACGACGCGCCAGCCCTCGCTCGCGGGGTAGAGCTCGCAGACGCGCTCGTCGGCGTAGTAGCTCACGCCGACGCGGGCGCGTTTGAACCGCCCCGCCAGCGCGGCGAGGCGCGCGTGATCTTCGTCCGAGCCCAGCAGCATCTCGCCGCCGAAGTCGTGCTCGTAGCGCCCGCTCTTGCGCGTGCCGCGCAGGTACGGCGGGTCGAGGTAGACCAGCGTGCCGGGCGTGTCGGGGATCTTCTCGATGACGCCGAAGGCGTCGCGGCGGGTGAACGTCGTCTGCTGCAGGCGCGACCACCACCCGGGGATCGAGTCGGCGATCTGCTGGTAGCGCACCGCGGGGTCGCCGCCGCTGGCCGTCCACCGCACCGCGAACCCGCCGGCGACGCTCCCCCAGTCGATCGGGCAGCCCGCGTGCCCGTTGCGGTGCAGCCACGAGAACTCGAGGTAGGCGCGGGCGAGCTCGACGCGGAGCTCGGGGGCGAGGTTCTCGTAGCGCAGCAGCGTGTGGATGCGGGCCGCGGCGTCGAACATCGCCGCCTCGTGGCACAGGGCCGTCTGCATGTCCTGGGCGAGCGCGATGGCGCCGTCGCGGTCGGCGATGACGGTCGCGAGGTTGTGCGCCAGCGCGTGGAGGTCGTTGACGACGGCGGGGCGGGTGTAGCCGCGGTCGCGGAGCTCGAGGAGGACGGCGAGCGAGCCGTGGAAGGGCTCGAAGTACTGGCGGACAGCCGCCGGGTCGGGCGCCAGCTCGGCGACGATGTCGGGCGCGAGCGTCCGCTTGCCGCCGAAGTAGGGCAGCATCGCGCGCAGCTTCATCGGGGGGTGGGCGGTCGTCATCTCACTCTCCGGGCTTGGGCGGGGTGTACTGGCGGAACGCGCTGGCGGCGGCCCTGCGCGTGTGCTGGTCGTCGTCGCGGTGGATCTCGACGCGCGGGGCGCCGACCGCGGGGTGCGCGGCGAACCCGAAGGGCGGGCGCGTCTCGAACGCCGGGGGTTGGGGCCGGGGCTTGCGCCGCTTGCGTTTGGGCTTGGCGCTCACGCGATGCGCTCCTTTTCGTTGTGGTGGTTGAGGATGAATCTGTCGCCCGGGCCGAGGACCGTGACGAGCGTGTGCGGAGGCCCGCCCGGGTCGCCGGGGGCCACCACCAGCCACGCCTCTCCGCGTTGGTAGTTGACGGCCGGGAGACCACGCGAGGTTTCCCCGCCGGGCATAGACACCCCGTCCTCGATCGCGGCGGCCGTCTCGCGGCGGAGCCAGTCGCGCATGGTCTCCCCAGGCCACGATCGCCCGCGATCGAAGGAGTCGGCGAGGCGCTCCATCGCCCGGTCAACCGCGTGCCGGGTGACGTAGACATCCGAGTAGACGACGCTCACGACCCCGCCCCCTCACGCTCGGGGAACGCGCGGACGCGGAGGTCTGCGGGCCACTCGTCGGGGTCGGCGCCATTCGGGTCGCGGTTGGCTAGGCCGTTGCCCGTCGGGAACGTCCGCCAGGTGACGCCGCCCTTCTCGCGTGGTGGATGGTCCTCGTATGCCCGCGCCCCGAGCCTCGTGACATACACGGGGACGCCGGCGTCTTCGCCCTGGCGGACGACCGAGCGGACCCACGCGACGTCGCACGGCCGCGCCCGCGGCCCCGACTCGCCGCCGACGATGAGCCAGTGGAGACACTGAACCGTACCGGCTGGATCTCCAAACATGCCCTTCGCTTCGCCGCTCAGCGCGTCAACGACCTCGGCGCCGGTGAACCGCATCGTGTTGACGTTCGTGAGATCCACGTCCCCCAGCAGCGGCTCGCACGAGAGGAACCGCACCGCGGCGGGGCAGCGGAGCAGGTGCGGCACGCGCGCGTCCGCCTGCTCCTGGTTCTCGACCGTGACGCCGAGCCAGACGTTGGGGAGGGGCCAGGTGAGCGGGTGCTTCTCGAACCAGTCGGCGATGGGGACGCGGTCGGGGTAGTCGAGCTCGTGCATCCACACCTGGACCGATCCCGGCAGGTTGCGGTTGGCGAGAAACTCCGCCATCCGCTCCGGGCGGGCGGTGACGATCTGGAACGTGTGATCCGGGCACAGCGCCATGCGGGCGAAGAGGAGCAGGATGTCCGGCAGGTTGCCGTTGCCCTCGAGCGGGTCGTTCTCGCCGTCGAACGGGTCGATCGGGATTCGCAGGAGCTCGGTGCTCGGGACGTTCTCGCGGACGTGCTCGACGAAGTCGTGACTGGTGATGAGGGTGTCGTACGGGTTCACGCGGATGCCTCCTCGGTGGCGGGCGCGGGGACGGTGAAGTCGGGTGTGAAGCCCCGCTCGGGGGCGAGGCCGGCGGCGGTCAGCTCGCGGTGCCAGCGGCCCTGCTCGCTCACGAGGACGGACCGCCCGCACGGGGCGACGGTGGTGGCGTGCTCGCGGGGGCCGAAGACGGTCCCCAGCCCCGCGTGGACGTGCCCGACCGCCGGCGCGACGCACCGGCAGGACTGGTCGCCGCACACCGTCACGACACGCGATCGCTTGCACAGGAGGCAGATGGTGCGCTTCACGCCGCGGCCCTCCCGCTTTTCTCTTGATTGGGTGTTTGGGTGTCGGTAGGGTTGCTCGGATGTGCAACCGCTACGCCTTCGAGGACACCGCCGAGGCGCTCGCCGCCGTCTTCGGCGCGACCGCCGTCGCCCACGGCATCGGCCCGTGCTACAACGTCGCCCCCAGCTCGCGGGCCGATCACCGCCGCCCCGTGATCGTCCCCGGCGCCGCCGGGCGCTCGATGGTGGCGGGGTACTTCGGCTTCGACGGCGTGACGGCGCGGGGCCGCGGCGTGCTGCACCTCAACGCCAAGAGCGAGACCGTCCGCCGACTGCCCTCCTTCGCCGAGCACGCCCGCGAGCGGCGGTGCCTCGTGCCGGCGACGGCGTTCTACGAGTTCGACCCGGCGCACAACCCCTACGCCTACCGCGTGCGCCGGGCGCCCGTCTTCGCCTTCGCGGCGATCCACGCCGAGGCGACGCACCGCGTCCCCGGCCCGCGCTTCTGCCTGCTGACGGCGCCGGGGTGCGAGGCGATGACGGAGATCGGCCACCCCCGGATGCCGCTGATCGTCGAGCCCGGCGACGAGGACGCGTGGCTCATCGACGGCGAGATCCCCGCGCCGCTGCCGGCCGACCGGTTTACGCGCTGGCGCGTGTCGCGCCGCCTCAACGGGACCGCCGCGCACTACGCCAACGACCCCTCGCTCCTGGAGCCGATCGAGGAGGAGCCCGACCTGTTCGGGTGAGGGCGTCACGCCGCGTCCTCCTGTCCGTTCGCCACGCGCAGGAGCGTGTCGGCGTGGCACGGGGCGCCCGGCTCGCACCAGCAGCAGAGGTCGCGTCCGGCGAGCTCCTCGCGGGCGCGGGCGGCGAGGGCCCGTCCCGGCGCGGTGATCGTCAGCAGCCGCTCGTAGAGCCGCACGGCCCGCATCGCGGCGCTGTCGCGGAAGAAGTACGGCTTCGAGACCGTGCGCTTCCGCCCCCGCTTCTCACGGCGGACGTACCACGCCCCCGAGCCCGGGTCGTGCTCGACCACCCACGGGTTGCCCCACCTCGAGGAGCGATCGACGATGACGGCGCCCTCGGGCTTCCTCCACCCCGAGGTCCGTTTGCGTTGGAGTCGGGAGGGCGTCACGCCGCGTCTCCCTTCGCGCGGAATACGCTGGGGCGCTTGGAGGCGCCGCGGACGGTCATCTCGACGGCGCCCTGGTCGCGGAGGCGCGTCAGCGCGTTGCGGACCTGTTTCTCCTGCGCGTAGCGGTGCTCGTCGTCGCGGCGCCGCAGCTCGTCGAGGACGTCGGCGTAGGTGAACTCGCCCTCCATGAACGCGACGACGGCGCGGATCGCGTCGATCAGCGTCGGCGCCGCGACCTCGTGGGCGAACCGCGGCGGCGCCTCCCACCGCCCCGCCCACTCGACGAGCGTCTTGAGCATCGAGAGGTCGTGGTCGGCCGCGGGCGTGAAGATCGGGATCTCCATGCGCTCGGCGCGGCGGACCTCGATGTCGGCGCCGCGGCTGGCGCCGGCGAGGCGGTAGAGGGCGTGGCAGTGGTCGAGGAGGCGGAGGTCGATCGCGTACCACTCCTCGATCCCGCGCGGGCGGCGGGCGTGCTGGAAGTGCGACAGGTGCGGGCAGACGGGAGCGACGGCGCCCGTGTCGAGCATGGCGTCGCACACCGCCAGCGCCCGCTCCGTGTTGGCGGCGGGGTCGGGGCGCGTGTACGGGCCGGCGATGTAGACGAGGGGGACCATCACGCGCACCGCTTCCAGTGCGTCGGCGTGTAGTAGACGTACATGCTCCCGTCGGAGAAGAACCACAGTCGGCCGCGGCGCTTGAGCCGTTGCTCGTTCCGGATTCCGTTCTGATCGTCGATCTTGGTCATCACGACCTCGCCCTCGGGTGGGAGCTCCTGCCGTGTCGGTGTCCAGTCGGGGAATCTCACGCGGATCTCCTTGCGTTGATGCGGGGGCGGGCGATGGATTCGACGAGGTCGACGAGCTCGCGCTCGGGGCGCGGGGCGTCGCCGGGTCGGATGTGGACGGTCGCGCCGGTGGCGAGGCGCCCCTCGAGGCGCTCGATCGCCGAATGAACGGTGCTGTGCGACGAGCGGCCGAAGAACGCCGCGAGGTCGGAGTAGCTGAGGTCGGTCAGGCGCCGGGCGACGTAGAACGCCGCGGCCCGCGCGCACGCGACGGGGCGCGAACGCGTGCGCCCGCGCATCTCGCAGACGTACACGCCGTAGACCTCCGCCGCGGCCGTCTCGATCGCGATGAGGTCCGCGTTTTGACTCGTCTGGAGCCACGCCGTCACCGTTCGCCACCCGGGAGCAGGGGCATCCCCGGCGCCTCGCCCGACTCGACCATCGCGGGGATGCGGGGCGTCATCTGCTCGCCGAGCGTCTGCCCGGACGGCGTGACGATGTGCGGGAGGAACGCCTCGTCGAAGGTCTCGACGCCGTCTGTGATGCTCACGAACTTCGCTTTGACGCAGAGGAAGAGCACGCGGGCGCGGCGGCGGCGCTCGGCGCCGATGCGCTTCTGGACCTCCGCCGCCGTCCGCCTCTTCCCGGTCGGCGTGTGCGAGATGCTCAGGCCGGGGTTCTCGGGGTCGAGCTCGGGGAGCACGAATCGGATCACGCGCCCGTTGATCTGGAACTGGATCGCGTGCCGCCCGCGCTGCTCGAGGTGCATCCACCCGTCGGCGTCGTGCTCCTCGACGAGCCGCCGGATCGCGCGGAGCGAGTCATCGACGGGCACGCTGGTGTTGCTGGCGTAGCTCATGCGTACGTCTCCGGGAGCAGCGGTGAGGGGGCGGGTTTGTTCGGGGCGATGACCTCGGTGACGAAGCGGCCGCGTTTTCGTTTGAGGACGCGGAGCTCGAGGGGCATGTCGCCGGGCCAGAGGCGGCGGATGTCGCGGAAGCGCTGCGTCTCGGCGCCCTTGACGTCCTCGAACCACGCGGCGCTGGGCGCGGCGAGGACGAAGAAGTCGGGCGTGTACGGGACGCGGCCGCCGCCGAGCCGCACCCTCGGCTGGCGCAGCCAGAGCGTGATCTCGCCGACGCGCAGGAGGACGTCGAGCTCGGCGGCGCGGGCGGCCTCGGCCTTCGAGTCGTAGGTGATCCCGTCGTATTCCTTGCGCGTCGCGCGGTACTTCGATGGCGACCCCCCGCCCCTGGTGAGGGCGCGGTACTCCTCCGGCGTCATCGTCTGGTGGGAGCGGCTCACGACGCCACCGCCTTCCCCGGCTCGGTCTGCTCGAGCAGGGCGTCGAGCTTGGCCTGGTCGCGCTCGTGTATGGCTTTCGCGACGATCGCGAGGTGGTCGTGCTCGGGGTCGGCACCGGGGGCGAGGTCGGGCTCCTCGGCGGGGAGGTCGCCGGCGTCCATCGCGGCGCCGCACAGGGCGCGGCGCTCGTCCTCGCCCAGCGCCCAGAACACGCGCCAGTGCTCCAGCGCCCGCCGGTGGCTCACCGGGAGCGCGTACCCCCTCGCCGCGGGGCGTCGGAGCTTGCCGTCGCGGCGCGCCCGCTTGATCCGATCGGTGATGTCCTTACCGCCCTCGGCGTGGCGGCGGAGGCGCCAGAGCCCGTAGACCTCGCCGCGCTGCTGGGGCGTCGGGTCCGCGGGGACCCCGCCCGCCGGCAGGACGCCGCGGGAGACGAGCGCCGCGGCGACGCGGTCGCGTTCGTCCGGGTCGAGCCCCGCGTACCACGCCCACGCCTCGTCGTATTCCGCGGCGAGGCGCTCGCGCTTCTGACGCTCCTCCGCCTCGCGCTTCGCCCGGGCGGCGCTGGCCGCGGCGTCGCGCTCGCTGGCGGGGGACCAGCCGTCGGGGGGCTGGGCGCCGTCGAGGATGAGTTTGCGGAGCCAGCCGCCGGGGTTGGCGATGTCCTCGCGCTCGAGCCGCTCGGCCAGCCACGCCATCCGCCGCCCCTCGCTGCCCGTGCCGGCCTGGGCGAGGGCGACGGCGTGGTCGAGCCCCAGCGCCGCGAAGCGGGCCCGCCAGCCGTGCGGGTCGGAGACGGGCTCGGCGCCGGGCTCGGCTCGCTCGTCCTCCCCCGCCGCCAGCTCCCCCTCCACCGGGTCGAGATCAGCAGCAGCAGCAGCCCCGCCGTTGGCGTTCGGGTTTTCACAGGGCGCAGCGCCAACCGGGGGGGATGCTGCTGCTGTTTCTTCTCCCTCTGTAGATGTAGATGTAGGGCGCGATGGGCGTCGCGCCGGCGTCGCGCCGGGATCGCGCTTGGGGCGCGACGGTGGTCGCGCGTCCGTCGCGCCGTCGTCGCGCTCCGGGCGCGACGGTTGTCGCGCATCGGACTCGGAATCGCGTTTGCGCTGCCTGTAGGCCCTCGCCCGCTCCGCGTTCTGCTTGCGGTCCTTCGCGGGGCCGCCCATGTGCTTGGTGAAGCGCGGGACGACGAGCCCCTCGTCGGTGAAGCGCGCCCACCCGACCTGCTCGAGCGCGTGCGCGACGGACGTCGCGCCCGGCGCGCGACGGACGTAACAGTCGATCATGTCGGGCGTCACGCCCGGGGCGAAGCCGTCGGCGTGCTTGGGCTCCTCGCCCTCGGGGTATTCGACCGCGACGCACTCCTGATCGCACCAGAACCAGAAGAGGCAGGCGTAGGCGAACGCCTCGTGCTGGGTGCAGCCGATCATGGCCTTGAGGCGGTAGACCTCGGGCTTGTTGAACGAGTCGTGGAGTATCGGGGTCCAAAAGGAAGCCACCTTGGTCATGCGCGGCGACCCTTCCGTGGGCGCTGGGGTTCGGGCGGGCGGGTTCAAGCCCGGCCGCGCCCGGTCGGGGCGACGGTCGGGGTCCTGGGCGGCCGCTTCCCCCCGCCAGGCCGAGGGTGAAGAGTCGGGCCCGCCGAATGCGAGCGGGCCCGGGGGGCAGCGGCCGTGGCCCCCTCTCTCGTGGAGCGAAAGAAACCGCCGCCGCGCGCCGTCGCGCCCGGGGCGGTGGAGCTGGGTTCAGCCGAGGTCGAAGACGGTGCTGGGGAGGATCACGACCCGCCCGCTGCCGAAAACGTCCGTGCCCTCGAGCAAGGTGCTCAGGCGGTCGACGATGGCGTTGGTCGCGGAGACGTACGCCCGCTCGATCTCGCCCGCGAGGGGCTTGAGGCGGAACTTCTGTTCGTCGATGAGGATGTCGACGGCGCAGGCGACGGCGATGGGCTTCGGGTCGCTCACGGCCGCGAGCTGGGCGTACACGGGCGTGCTGAGGATGACCGTCTCGGGGAAGCCGCTCTCGTCGAGGCCGGAGATCGACTTCTCGATCTGCATGTCGACGGTTTCGTTGCCGTGCTGCACGCCCGCCGTCCCGCTGGTGTTGTTGCGGAACTTGATCCCGCGCACCGCCGGGAGGAAGTTGTTGGGCGCGACCCCTCCGGCGAACTGCGAACGCAGGAGCCAGATGAGGTCCTTCTGCGCATACTGCCCGTTTCGCTCGGCGTCCTTGAGCGTCTCCATGCTCTCGTCGGTCTTGAGCTCGAACGTCACGCGGTCGTGTCGGTCGGTGTGCTCGTTGAGGACGGCGACGACGCGCTTGCGGCCGACGAACACGCGGACGTCGTCGACGCCGTCGCGCGAGGCGAGGTCGGCGATCATCATGGCGAGGCCGCCGACGGTCTCGGCGTCGTAGCGCCGCGGCCGGAGGGTCTCGCGCACCACCTTGCCGTCGCCGTAGACGACGGCCGTTTTCTCGGTGCCGGGGAGGTCGAGCGTCATCGGTCGCTCGGCGTTCTTCGCCAGCGTCGTGATGAGCTCCAGGGCGTCTCCGTCAAGGTGGAGCGCGGGCGCGGCGGTTGGTTCACTTGTCGTCATCGTTGTCTCCGGGGATCTCGTCGATGGTGCGCTGGTGGGCGTCGTCGGGGCTCATGTCGTTGAAGGCGAGCCCCTGCGCCGGGTGGGCGTGCATGTTGAAGAGCTTGGAGTTGCTGGCGGGGACGTTCGTCTTGGTCTGCACGTCGAGGTTGATCGAGTCGCACATGCCGTCCTCGTTGGTCTGCGGCGTGAGCTTGAAGGTCACGGTGACCTTGCGCTCCTTGGCCAGACCGGGGCGGTTGGCGCAGTCCTTGGCGGCGCTGAGCAGGGCGAGGTCGACCTGCGCCGCGACGCGTCCCTCGTCGAGGGTGTCGAGGTCGCGGATACCGAACTTCTTGAGCATCGGTGTCTCCTGGTGAGGGGTGGTTTGGTCAGTTGTCGAGCGCCCGCAGGCGGCGGAGCGCGCGTTCGCGTTGCATCGAGGCGAGGGCGAGGCGGTAGAGGCGCGCCGCGCGGGGGGTGGCGCCCGCGCCGAAGTCGGACTCGGCGAGCGCGAGCCGCACGCCGTCGATCTCCTCGTCGAGCTGGTCGTCGGTGATCCGGTGGAGCGCGTCGCGGAGCGTCGCGTCCGCGGCGCTGAGGTTCATCTCGAGGCGCGTGCGCTGGTCCTTGATGGAGGCGGGGATGACGTCGCTCAC